GAAGCCCACATTTGTATAGAGAACACGCAGTTAGAAATAATGTAATTGATGATAAAAAGAAAGATTGGTTTATAACTAATGGAGTATATACTAGTTGCCATGATTTAATATCAAAAATATTACAATTCGATAGACATTACATGTCGAATCAAAACTTGGCAAACCTATAAAAATAGGGTGTCATATAACATTAGAAAAAATAGTTATATGGCTAACGGGGAAATCGTAGTGAGTAAAGTCACCGACAATCCCGTAGGAAGGTTGGTCTATTCTTTTAAACCTTTAGAGGGGGTTTGAAAGGCCATAAATAATTTTTACATTTATGAATGGTACAATGTTGATACTGGATTTGTGTTTTATGTCGGTAAGGGATGTGGCAACAGATATAAATTGTCTACAAAGTCTGTCAGAAGTAAACATTTTATAAATTATAAAAATAAATATAATTGCGATGTTAGAATAACGCATTCTAATTTAAAAGAAGATGATGCCTTCAAATTAGAACGTGAAACCATTGAAAAATATAGAATAAATAATCAATGTATTTGTAATTATACAAATGGTGGAGAAGGTATTAGTGGATATTCACATTCTGAATCAGCAAAAAGAAAAATATCTGAAACACACAAAGGAGAACAAAATAGTCAATTTGGAATATCTCCAAAAGAAAGGATGGGTGATAATTATGAAGATTGGTTGAATAAAATGAGTGAAGGGAAAATTGGGTCTTCTAATCCAAATTACAATAATGATACATTAAAGATAAAATATAAAGAAAATCCAGATTTAGCTTTAGAAAAACAATCAAGAAAAGGAGATATAAATGGGAGAGCAACAAAAATACAACTATATGATAAAAATATGAACTTTATAAAAGAATTTGATTATATAGGCTTATGTTGCGAATATTTACATAAAAATCATGGATTTTCAAGTGATGCAGAAGTTGTAAGAGTTGGTATTAGAAGGAGTATTAAAAATAATATTCCATATAAAGAATTTAAGTTTATAAAAATATAAAAAATTAAAAGAATAGACCAATAACCTCTAACGACTATCGAAAGGGTAGGAAATTGAAAAATATTTCCGAGTAACCGAGTAGAGTAGAGATTATGTGAAAATCATAACTCGAAACGCCAAGCATTATAATACTGCGATGTATTATAATGAAGATATAGTCTGTGCCATATGAAAGTATGGAGTACACGGTAGATGGAGATAAGTCTTTGGTTGTTGCTTGTCCTACGTTAATTTCAATTGCAGAACGTAATATGAAAGATATAGTTCCGCTTTATTATAATATGAGAAAAGCACCAGCAGAATTAATTACTAAAAAAAGTATTTATAATGGTTTAAAAACTGCATATACTGGTGGAAACATTGGAATGGGTAGTAATAATATTACAAAGATATGGAATAGTGGTAAAGTAAATTTAGATGTAATTAAATTATTATGTATGGAAAACAATTTTACAATTGATTATGCTAAAACTTTGTATAAACCAGTAAGACCAAAGTCTAAAAAGAATATGATTACTGATTATACTAAATTAAAGACCCCTCATTTTTTCATTTATGCTAAAGATAAAGAGAAAGATAAGGTTGAATTAGTTAACAATAGTGTTGTAAATAGATTAGAAAAGATAATTCCAAATACTAAAATTAGTTTTACTGCTACAGGATTAGGAAATTTTGATTATAAAATGCTTATGAGAAATAAAAAAGTGGAGTTAAGTGAAGATATTATAAAAAAATATAAGGAACTAGATTTAAAGAAGCATTTTATGATAAATTCCACATATGAGGAAGATGAACAAAACAATGTAACATATTTATATCAAGAAATCGTAAAAAGTATTTTAGAGATTAATAATGATATTTATTATGTAACAGATGTATTGGTTAAATATTTATACGAATTTAAGAAATCAAACTTTAAAACTACATTGTGGGAATGTTTTGGACATATAATTGTTGAGAATTTAAAAACAAATGTAGAAACCAGTAAAATATATTGCGATGTTTGTGGTGATTTAATAGACCAAGGGAGCAATCGTAAAAAGTATTGTGAGAGATGTTGGAAAGAAAAAGAAAGGGGGATTTGGAGAGAAAGCAAGAGAAAAAGTAGAAATGTCCAAGTTTAGAAAAATCCTGAAACCCTACTCCTACAAGGGTTTGAAATTTAGCTATATTGCTGTATTCGCTCAAACGTAGTCATACCAACACTTTCAGCATTTTGTCATAATAGTCTCTAAGGGAAACATAGGCTAATATACAAAAATAAGAGTTATGTATACACCCTTTTAAGAAGGGTATGATTTTAAGTTAATTGTACCCTTACGTTCCTAATAGAATTAAAGAGCATTTATCTTTCCTTACTAACGAGAACATGTCATAAAATTAATTATATATTATATAAGGAGGTGGCAAGATGAAAGCAACAACTGCGTCATATAATCTCACTTTAGATTTAAATTTAGAAATATATCAACAAAATATTTTAGATAAACGCTTTAATATTTCTAGGCAAATTTATAATGCTTGTTTGGGAGAGTTATTAAAACGTTATAAAATGTTACAACATGATAAAGAATATCAAGAAATTGTTGAAATGACTAAATCAAAAAAGAGAAATAATTTATTTAAGCAATTAAATCAAAAATATAAGCTTAATGAATATTCTTTGCATGAATTTGTTAAACCAATGCAACATCATTTTAATAAAAATATAGATGCTTTTACTGCTCAAAAACTTGCCACTAGAGCGTGGAAATCTTTTGAGAAATTAATGTATCATCAAGCCAAGAAAGTTAATTTTAAAAGATTTGGTGAAATAGATTCTATTGAAGGAAAAGATAATAAAACTGGAATCAAATTTAGAAATAATCAAATCATTTGGAAAGGACTTAATATTAAAGTCAACGTAGATAGAAATGATACTTATGCTCAAATAGCAATACAAGATAGAGTTAAATATTGTCGCATTGTTCGTAAGGAAATTAGAGGGAAAATTAAATATTATCTTCAGCTTATTTTAGAGGGAATTCCTCCCATCAAGATTTATAAAAATACTGGAGAAATAAAAAATTATACTAAAGATGGGGAAGTCGGTTTAGATATTGGCATCTCTACATTAGCGTTGGTGTCAGATGATAAAGTAAGTTTATTAGAGTTTTGCAATGGGTTAGATAATTTAGATAAAACTAAGCGTAAAATTCAAAGAAAAATGGATCGAAGTAAACGTGCCACAAATCCCAATAAATTTAATGAAAATGGAACAATCAAAAAAGGCAATAAAGATAAATGGATTTTCTCTAATCATTACAAAAGGATTAGAAGTGAATTAAAGGAAATTCAAAGAAAGATTGCTTCCAAACGTAAAATAGAACATGAAATATTAGCAAACTCCATCTTAGAGCAAGGGGGTATAATCAAAGTTGAAACAATGAACTATAAAGGATTACAAAAAGGAAGATATGGAAAGAGGATGGGATTAAAAGCTCCTAGTATGTTTTTAACTATTTTGAATAGAAAACTTAAATATCAAGATAAAGAATTATTAAAAGTAAATGCTTGGACAGTTAAAGCAAGTCAATATAATCCATTGGATGATACTTATATTAAAAAGCCATTATCTCAGAGGTGGCAAATATTAAGTAACGATATTAAAATTCAACGAGATATATTTTCAGCTTGGTTGATTAAAAACGTTAAAGATGATCTTCAAAAAGTTGATAGACAAAAATGTTTAGATAGTTTTACAAAGTTTTATAGTTTATATAAAATTGAGGAAAATAGGTTAAAACAGTGTACTGGATTAATTAGTAGTATGGGATTTTAGTTAAAAAATAGAATCGTCTTGAATCGGGCGATATGCTAACGTTAAATGATAAGTTAGAGACTTTGTCACTATACCAGTAATGGTCGGAATCATTTGTTAGTAAAAATCTTAATGAAGATGATTAGTGATTAGTCATAGGACTAAGAGAAATCATTGTAATTAAGAACCTGTTACATAATTTGTACAGAGATTCAGTAAAATTGCTATTAAACTGTATTGGTCGATTGCAGTTTAAATATAAAATAAAAACAAAACAATAAACTCCAAAAAGGAAGTATCAATAATATAATTGGAAAAAATCACAAAACAAGAAATGTCATACTTAATCAATCTAAAAATTATAAAACAGCATAACGGCAACTACGGAGATAATCTAGTAGTAATAGGAAAATTCAGTAGTAAAAAAAGAAAGCAACGCTACATTACAGACCCATACTATAATTATTTGCTCAGATTAAAGCAAAATGATAAAAATAAACAGACTATTGATGATGTAAAAGAAAATCAGAGGTATTTGTTTATGGATAGTATGGATAGTATGGATAGTGGTAACAGTAATAATGGAATTAGTAACAGTGAATGTGTCTTATAATACATAGTAAAATAATTAGTAGAGGGATGATTCTTATTGCCCAGTAAAGTATTTGTAGAAACAAATATAATGCTGAATCATAACTTCGATCTAAATAACTATCTTCATGTTAAAATACCTATAATAACAATTGAGGAGTTAGATGGGTTAAAGAAGAGCGAAACTGTTGGTTATCAAGCCAGAAAAGCTCTTAGAGATATCAAAAAAGCAATGCAAGATAAAAGAGTGACAATAGTAAAAGATTATGAATTTAAATTAGAGAATAGATTCTTAGATCACAAAAATGATAATTTCATTTTAGGATTCGCGTATGAAACTTATATAGACGACAATGAATATGTTTTTATTACAGATGATTTTAATCTATGGATAAAAGCGGAAGCGTATAATATTCCTTGTGAACTTTTTGGATTTAAAGATATTGAAGAAGAAAAATACAATGGAATTAGAGAAGTTTGGTTAACTGATAGAGAATACATAAACATAAGAGACAGTGAAATTAATCAATTAGATTGCTTGCTAAATGAGTATGTAATTGTTAATAACACAACAAAAAATGAACAATATTTGTATACTTGGAATGGTGAATATCTTGACGAGGTTAAAGTAAAACCAATAACTAATAAATATCTTAATATGGGAGATGCGGTTCTTCACTTAGATATATATCAGAAAGCATTAATACACATGTTACAAAATGAAAATGTAAGAATTTGCATTACTGATTCAATTTATGGATCAGGTAAATCGTATATTATGTTACATTGGGCATTACAACAATTGGGTAGTGGTAATGGAAAATATAAAAAGATTTACTTTGTAAAAAGTGATTCACCGCCAAAAGGACGTAAGGAATTTCCTGCAATCCCTGGAAATGTAGCTGAGAAAACAGAACCGTTAATGGGAGTAATATTAGATACAACATCTGAAGATAGTATGTCAGATTTTTCTTCTGGAAATAGTAAAGTTGAAATACTTCCAATTCAATTTTGTCGTGGTAGAAGTTTAAGAAAAGCAATCTTATATATCAATGAAGCTCAGAACTTTACTCCTTCAGAAATGGAATTGTTACTTTCTAGAGCTGGTGAAGATACTGTAGTTTTGATTGATGGATCTACTAAACAAATTGATAATAGGTATTGCGTTCATAGAAATGGACTTAGTACCGTAAGCGAAAACTTTAAAGATAAGTCTATAGCAGCACAAGTTAATATGGTAGAAGATTTCAGAAGTGAAATTAGTAAAATGGTTAGTGAAATGGATTGGCATGATTAGGCAATAGTTGTTTTTACTCCCTCAGACTGTTTTTCTGTAAGGAGTTAAGGTATAGAGTGTTTTTCTATCACCTCTTTAAATTAATTCAAGGAGGTAAGTCACTATATTAATGGATTTTGGTTAGCGTAAATTAGATATTAGTTAAAATATCATTATAAAATAAAACAAAATAAAAACACGGGTCTGGTACAAAGTACGCAGATACTATTATAAGAATAAAAGGGGATTAAAATAAATGAATAAGCAACAACTCGTAGCAGAATTAAGTATTAAATCGGAGATCACAAAAAAGGAAGCAGAGAAGCATGTTACAAATCTATTTGATATTATCATGGAAACTGTAGCTATTGGCGAAGATGTAAAAGTAGTGGGTTTTGGAAAATTCGAGAAGAAAGAAACAAAAGGTCGTGAAGGGGTATCTAAACTTCAAGGCGTGGAAAAACCATGGAAAACCGAGGATTCTTTCAAACCATATTTCGATCCATCTAAAGCTTTTGAAGACAAAGTAAAAGCGTAATCTATTAACAATAATTTTATGCTATCAGTGTAAGTCCTTATATCTAATTTATATAGTTGGATATAAGGCAGGATAGTATATTCTATGCTGGATTAGCTCAGTGGTAGAGCAGTTGCCTTGTAAGCATCAGGCCATCAGTCCGAATCTGATATCCAGCTCCATATAAATTAGCGTAAGGCAAATTAAAAATAAATAAAATAAAATAAAAGGTGGAATAATCAAACAATGGCAAAATCCAAACTTACTGAAACCAAGAAAATTACACATAAATTAGCATCTGAAGGCGAATTAACAATTGAAAATAATATAGCAGTAGTCAACATCCCAGATGAAGGCGTTAAGAATTTAATTGAGTTATTGAAAAATTTCTCAGGAAAATATGTTAAATTTTCTTTTACAGAAGAAGAAGTTGAAGATGTAATTGATGAGGAAGAAACTGAATCTGAAGACGAGTAAATGCTAATAAATAATAACTGTTACTATTCAATAATCATTATAGAGTAAGATAAAAAGTGATATCATCAGGAAGGGGATGGTTAAATTGCAGGAATCTAGTAGAGGTTAATATAGGCGTGAGTAGTGCCTGAATCTAAATATTCCATTAGTGGTATTATAGAGAACGGAGAATAATTATTATGATAACTTTATCCGTTCTCTCTCAATAAAATAATTTATCAAAATTTAAAATTAAAGGGGATAAATAAAAATATGACAACTGAAACAATGACAATCCATAAAGCATTATCAGAACTAAAAGTAATTGGTGCAAGAATTGATAAAACTATTTCCCAAGGAGTATATTGCAAAGCAAATAAACACTCTAATGATAAAATTAATGGTGTATCGGTGGATGAATTTAAAACACAAATCCAATCAAGTTGGAATAAAGCAAATGACTTAATTAGTCGCAGAAATGCAATTAAGAGAGCAACTGTTTTATCTAACGCTACTACTAAAGTTAAAATTGGTGATAAAGAAATGACAGTAGCAGAAGCAATTGAGATGAAAAATAGTGGAATGGAATATAAGAAAACTCTAATGAATACTATGAGTCAACATTATGTACATTCTATTCAAATTATAGATAAAGAAAATGGAGAAACGCTAAATCAAAAAGCTGAAAACTATGTAATTGGATTATTTGGTTCAAAAGAAGGGAAAACAAATACTGATGAACTTGAAAAAGTTAGGAAAGAATTTATTCTCAATAATTCTTTTGAATTTGTAGATCCAATTAAAGTTAAGGATAAGATTGATGAATTAGAGAAAGAAATTTCAGATTTTGAATCTGAGATTGATTCTGCACTGAGTACGTCAAATGCTTTAACAGTGATAGAAATTGAATATTAATTACCATAATATTTAAGAAATAATTACTTGCTGCTTTTTGAAAACTTTTAACCATAATTGACAAGTCTTTTATGTACTTAGACTGGTTTTATAAATATAAAGAAAGTACATATTATTTACATCTTTAACAGGATGTTTACTTTAAAAATTATATGATTTAACTAAAAATCAAATAATACAAAAGCAAAACAACAAAAATTCTGTAAAGATTAAAGTTTAAGACTAAACGCTTAAAGATAAAAATTCAAAGTTTATTATAAGTGTAAAGTTTAAGACTTAAAGAGTAAGTAATAAAGATTGATTAAATCCCTGATAAAACGGTTTGGTATGATTATGCTTGACCAAAAGTATCCGCAGGGCTGGGAAGCAGTAAGTTATTATATAAATTTAATATTATTGGCTCTTAGATGAGTGAATATAATTATCAAGTTGGAAGTAGTTTCATAAACTGACTTCATTGAAGTATTTATTTCATGGTAAATATTTTCTAATAATCTAAACTAAAGAGGTTTGGCAATACAACCTAGATAAAAATTGCCTTCTACAATCCAAGAAAAACTGTATTTGATAGGAATTCTCTCTAAGGAGGATTAAGTAATGGAAAAATTAAATAATAATTATGACATAGAAAATTCTGATACTACTTGCCCTATTTGTAAAAATGATAATAAGAGATACTGGTTGGCATTCTTTTATGATAGGAGTTATTTGGTTTGTAGGGATTGTGGGTATAGTAATGAAATCTGAGGAATAAATAGTTAATTAATAAAAAGTAGGCCAAACGAGAGCAATGTATCGGAACAAGCGTGTTCCTCTTCTAAATATTCGCTAATGCTCATATTTAGGATTTGATTATTTAATTTATTTGATATTTTAAAATTTAAGGAGGCATTTAATTATGCAAGTTAATTTTAGGTATAGTGATACAAATTTTATATCTTATCTTATTACATTAGGATATAAATATAATAACATTGAAATTACAAAAGATAAAGATTATGGAATTAAAGTTTTTGTTCATTTTACTGGAGAAAAAAAAGAATTAATTAATCTTTATAATAATTTTATAAATGATAATGCAAATATAAATGTTTTATCTTTCTCAAAAAACAGAAAACAAATCTCAAAAATCATTAGAGCAGAAATAGCAAAGTATGAGGCAACCAAAGTTACGGAGAACGAGGAAACGTCTAATAATTAAGAAGAGTAAACCTCAGAAAGCATTGATATTACTTAATTTAAAAATAATTTTATGCATTATTAGGTATCAATTCGGCATCTACATACCGACTTGCTGAAAAGCTTGCTGTGTAGGTGTTTTTAGTGATTCCATAAAGGAGGGCATTTAAATATGTCAGAAATGAAAGACTTTGTTAACGAGATAAATAGCGAATTTGTAAATATGGTAGGTGGGTCTTACGCATCAATAAAAACTGGTGAAATATTTACACAAAAAGAATTAGATAAACTTGTAAAAAGTAAAGTTGAAGCATTTAATATTGAAAGATTTAAAGAATCTGTTGCTTGTGGAGTACCACTTGATCAAGTTCTAATGAAGAAAAGACCACCTAAGAAAGAGACAAAAACAACATATGAGGGTGGAGATTTTAATATTGTATATCGTTCTAGATTAGAGGAGTTGATAGGTATGCAATTGGAAGTAAATGAAAAACTCGTATATTACGTATTAAGAGATTTTACAGTTTTCCCTTCTAATTCTATTATGATAAATGATAAAGTTCCCACATTTGAAGAATTAGAACCTATTCTTGGATTGAAAGAAAGAACTATTAGAAAAGCAGTCAAAGCTCTTGAATTAAAGGGATTATTTAAATTAAAACAATCAGGACATAAGAAAGTTATCTATGTAAATCCAGAGTATTATGCCACGGGTAAGAATTTAGATATAGATACTGTGAAAATGTTTGATTTAATGTAATTGGTTACAATAAAAGGAGGTTCATTTAAGTATGGGCAAGAAGAAAATAATTGGTGAAACTCTATGAAAATAACAGACTTAAAATCCAATGAAGGTGGTCTACATTATTATAATAAAGGATACTTAATGGATTGGATAGTAAATAAAGAAGTTACATTTCAAGATCAAAACGGATATAGGTTTACCGTAGATGTAGATAGGTTGGGATTTGGTTCTATGGAATCTTATGTTTATAAACATACCGGAGCAATGGAACCTTATTATAGCGGAAAATGTTGTTACTGTATTGAAGCGATGTTTGGTAAAATTACAAAAAAGAAACACGATAAGTTATTTGATGCTAGATTTGATGATATAACAAATGGAGATTGGAATAAAAATATTATAATCATGGATCACGATTATGATGATGGTATTGATTATGATTATTATAAAACTCATCCATGTAATTTTTGTAGATACAAAGGAGCAGTAGATTGTATCTTAATATTTGATATTGCTTTTGCAAGAAAAGGTGCAATTATTGTTGCAATAGAAATAGAGAATACTTCTCCTGTAAAATGGAATAAATTAAAATTTTGTAAAGAAACTGAAACAACTTTAATTGAAGTTAAAGCAAAAGATATTAATAATGTTACATTGCGAGAAAATAAAATTGTTCAATGTGATGTCTTACACAAAGGAAATTTAACTGGTACAAATGGTTTAAAATATATTTAATAAATTCCTATTGGTCGATAGGAATAATGTTTAATAAAATAAATTACAATAGGTGGTATTAATAAATATTGTCAAAATCAAAAGATGAACTTTATATTATCGGTGTAGATTTTAAAAATAATAGAGATAAATACAAAAAAATACTTAATACCAAAAATCCTTCTTGGAATGATTTAAATGAGTCTCAAGGATTTCCATTTAAATCTGGTGAACATTATAGGCAGTTTATCAAGAAAAGACAGGACAGAGATGGTACATTAAGGAAATTAAATGTTGTTGGAGATATTGTTAGGGATGAGATTGTTGACAAGAAACTTTCTTCTCTTGATTTAAAAGAAATAGAGTTAAAGAAGGAAAGAGTACGACTTGGAGATCAAAGAAGTAAATTAAATACCTTAATAAGACAATCTGCTAGAAGCGATGGGTTGAAAGAATTGTTAGAATCATGTATTAAGAATAGTCAATTTAATGATTTTGAATTAACTATCCCTAAACATCAATATGGTGAAGATAACGAAATGATAATTCCTATTTCAGATAGTCATTACGCTTTATCAATTGATAATGAATTTGAGAAATATAATACAGATGTTTTTCTTGAAAGATTAGCAAATTACATGATGCAAATATTAGATATTAAAAAGACACATAAGATAAATACTTGTCATATAGCATTTTTAGGTGATTTAATATCAGGAGTACACATGAATATTATAAGATATTCTAATCAAGAAAATGTTGTTAGTCAAGTACAAAATTTTTCTGAGTATATGGTTAAATTTTTAGATAAATTAAGTCAACATTTTGAGAATATGAATATTTACTTTGTGACTGGAAATCACGCTAGAAACTTTCAAGATAAAAAAGAATCTATTGATAGTGAAAGATATGAGAATTTTATCATTTGGTATTTAAAAGCAAGAATGTCTAACCACAAGAATATTGTGTTTCACGATTCTATTCTTGATAATACAATTGCTATTGGTAAAGTTAAAGGAAATACTTGTTTCTTTACTCATGGTGATAAAGATACGCCTAGTAGGATAGTAGAAAAATTAACATTAATGATTGGAGAAATCCCAAAACTAATATATTTTGGTCATTCCCATCATTTTAGTGTCGATACTGTTCAAAAAATAAAAACTATTATGTCTGGAAGCTTCTGTGTTAACGATTCGTATTGTACTGGAATTAGGGTTATAGGAGAACCAAGTCAAACTGTTAGTATTGTTGATGATAAAGGTTTAAAGTGTGTTTATGATTGTAAGTTAAACTAATAAATATAATAACAAGAAAGATCTATGAGGATAATTTTATGGCATTAGACAAAATCAAATTCAAAGAGATTATCAATGAGACAACAAATGAAACTTCATATCAAATAAACAATAAATTCGTCACAAAAGAAATATACGATTCAATCGAGCAAGATGACTCACTATATATCATGCCACCACTCCCTAAAATGAATGGAAGTCCTGAAAATAGCAATTCTCCCAAACCTAGTAATGTCACAAATATCAATAAATATAATTCTAATGATTCCGAATATGAGTCTAATGAAGAATGCGATTGCCCTCAATGTCAAGAATTGATGGACATAATTTATACAATTAGAGAAATGGATGATTATGAAGCAAAGGAATTATTAACTAATTACATAGACGCAATAAAAACAAAGACTGGTTTAGAAACATCTATCGAAATATATAGTCAACTTGGTAATGGAATGATTAAGGTTTCTGCTCAGTTAGATGTGCAATTAGATAATTTTATGAGTCAATTTGATGTTGTTGAAGAAGAATAATTGTGGTTTAGGGTTTAGGACTCATTACAAAAATAAAATAATAAAGGTAGGAATATTAACTATGCAAATTAATAAACAAAAATATACATTATCTCAAGTTGAAGAAATTATCGACTCCCATATTGAATCCGACACAAATTTTACGTTCGTATGTAATTTTGAATTAGCTCATTATATCTATGATTATTTAGGTAATGAGTATGATGTAGAAGCAGATTCAATTGAACTTTCTTCGGAAGTAGATGAATATTATGTCTCTTTAAATTTCTATAAAAATGATATTACTTTTGTTTGCGAGTATGCAAAATGGGATCAAGCAGGAACATATAAATATGATGATGGCGACAAAATTGATTATTTTGTGTTTAGTAATATGAGTTTTGGAGACATTAGGGAATATTTATCTAGAGATGGATGTATTAGATTTTGTGAATTAATTGATGAAGATTGCATTGATGATACAGAGGTTGAGAGTATGGATGAATATGAATGTGAAAATGGTAATGTTGATGAGTATTTAGAAGATGATAATTGTGTTCCTTGTCAGTGTGATGATTGCTGTGAATCTCGTGGAGAATTTGATGATGAAGATGAATGTTTTTGTCAAGAATGCAATCAAGAAAGAGAAGAAGATTTAATCGATCAATGTGTTGAAGTTATCCTTAATGGTTGTACTGATTGTGCCATAAAATGTGTTGTTAACACATTACTTACTTTTAAAAAACTTGGTAAATTAGAAATGAAACAAGAGATGAAAGATTTCTTAGAGGATTAGTATAATTTAATATTTTTGCTATAGATAGTGTCTCTAACTTATTTAATTATAGTTAGAGATATTCTTGTGTAACAAAATAAGTTATACAAATAAGGTAGTGTCTTACCACTAAATATTGGGTCATGTCCTACCATGAGAAAAGGAGAAATATATGATAACTAAAGAATTATTAAACAAAAACAGAGTATTAACTATGTCAAATAATAGAAAATGTGATTATCTAATTGTAGATGTATCTGTCACCACAGGAAATAATAGAGATATTACAACTATGATGGCAATTAATACACAAGGAAATAGAAAAGATATATTAGTTATAAAAACATTTATAGGAAAATCATTTGCAGAACTTGTAGATGAAGCATATTGGTTGTGCAACGAATTTGGAATACAGATTATTTTAGCAGACAAATCAGGTATGGGGTTAGGATTTATTGAACAATTTCAAACGAATATAAATCCTAATAATGTTTCTATAAGAGCATTAGATGGAAGAAAAATATATCAAAATATAGATATCAATGAAATAAAGAAAGATTTGCAATATGGAAATTTGAGATTTTTACAAGCACCAGAATTAGCAATGGTTAGTTATATAAAACCATTTTTAGGATTATCAAATATTATGGATTCTCATAGAGAAACTAGTGAATTAATTAATGAGATAAATAATCTTGAGATAAAAATGGAGTCAATTGGACAACCACGATTATCTCGTATTGATGAAACTATAGGTAAATCTAGAGTCAATTGTTTATTGAGTTTTTATTCATATCCTATGAGTGGTGTGGTTGTTGAAAACAAGGAAGAATTAGATATTAGTTTTAACGAAAAATATGATATTACTAAAAGAATCGCTCAATATGAAGTAATTCATGGAACTTTTTATAAATATTTATTCAAGTGTATTGAAAATGATGGAATTAAGGTTTTATTTTATCATAATGGCAAACATAAGATAAAACAATTTCAGAATATTACTCAAGAAGATGATTTTAGGAAATTGTTTTCTAATGATATTAAGAGTTTAAGTATTACAAAAGATGGATTAGATATTGTATTTTTCAATGGAAGCTATATTAGATTTGTATTTGGTGGTAAAAATAGTCGTGGACAGAGATATCATTATGCTGTAGTGGATAGTGATTTAGAAAAAGATATTTTTTATAGTGTAATTCTTCCTACTTCTGTTTTGTTTGAAAGAGATAAAGATAATATGTGTTTAAAGGATAATTATAATATTGAGACTATTGATATGTAATTTATAATTAAGAATTTATAAAGTTTTGTGGATTATAGGCGTATTAGGAATGATACGTCTAATTGTCTATGAAAATATAGGCATAGACTTAGGTGAGAAGTTTGTAATAGGGTAGCTCCCTATTCTCTGTGTGCTTCTCTCCTATTTTATTTTTTAGATAGAGTATAAACACACAGAGTATGATTAAACACAGAAAGAAGGAATAAGAAGATGTTAGAGAAAATAATTGGAGTTTACGAAATTAAAAATCTAGTAAATGGTAAGTATTACATAGGTAGTAGTAATAATGTTAAGAGAAGATGGAAAGAACATGTAAATCAATTAAATAGTAGTAATCATCATAACATGTATTTACAAAATTCATGGAATAAATATGGTGAAGAAAATTTTAGATTTCAAATTCTAGAATATGTGAATAACGAAAAATTTTTAAGAGAAGCTGAAGAACAATGGATACATAATCTAAAGTCTTATGAAAGAGAAGTTGGATATAATATTTCTATTTATACAGATTCACCATTAAGAGGAGTGAAATTAAGAGAAGAAACAATTAATAAATTAAAAAATAAAATATTTACAAAACAGCATAAATCAAATATAAGCAAGGCAAAAAAAGATAAGAAATTAACTAAAGAACACAAGAGCAATATTAGTGATGGATTAACAGGAAGAATTTATACAACAGAAGCAAGAAAGAATATGAGTAAAGCACAACAAGGAGATAACCATCCAAATAATAAGTTAACAAAAAAAGATGTTATATTAATAAAGAGATTATTAAAAGAAGATTTGACAAATATTGAGATAGCGGAAATATTTAAAATATCACCTAAAACTATATCGGCAATAAAAACTGGTAGAAGGTGGAGTTGTGTTACAGAAAAGGATTTAGAAGAAGTTAGTTAGTTAGTAATTAATTTCTTCTTTATTTAATTAAAAAGAGGTGAGACCTATACCTAGAGTTGGAAAAACAATAAAAGAACCTAAGTTAAATATTCCTGAGAAAATATATTGTAGAGTATGTGAAGATTATAAAGCACCCTCTGCATTCTATGAGTGTACAAATCCTATGATTGATAAAAATGGTTATATGAGTGTGTGTCGAGACCACTGCAATGAGATATTTGACAACTATTTTTCTATATATAATAGTTTAGAAGTTTCCTTAAAATTAACTTGTCAAGATTTAGATGTTAGATATAGTGAAGAATCTTTAAAACAAGCACAAACACACATGGAAAGTTTAATGACAAAAGGTAAAAATGCAACAAAATTATTTGGATATTATAAAAGCAAACTCAGTTCAACAAATAAAAGCAATGAAAAAATGGAGTCGTTTAGGTACAAAGATAGTAATTTTCTAAGACAAGAAAATATTGATATCGTAAACGAAGAAGTAGATGACGATTTAGTGTTATTTTGGGGCAAAAGTTTCATAATTGATGATTATATTTTTCTAGAAGCAGAACTATCAGCATGGAAAGAAACTCATAAATGCGATAATCAAGCAGAAATAACTTTATTAAGAGAAATTTGTATTAAAATACTTGAAATTAGACAAGCAAGAGATAAAGGCGATGGCGTTGGAGGTCTTCAAAAAGAATTACAAGACTTGTTAAAAACAGCATCCCTTGACCCTGCAAAAGCCAATGCAGCGAGTGCAGGAAAATCGCACGATTGTTTTGGTAAATGGGTTAAAGATATTGAACAATTTAAACCTGCTGAGTGGTTTGAAGATCAAGAAAAATACAAAGATATGGATGGATTTATTCCATATATTAAAAATTATATAGTTAGGCCAATTGAAAATTTTATAACTGGTGTTAGAAATTTTGTTGTCGATGATAGTATTGATGCAGATTTAGATAGTGTTGATGTTGGAAATAATGACGGTGATTATAATGGGTAGATCGTATAGTAAATTTGAAAATAATTTTAGTAAATATGCTGGTCATAGTGATCAATCTAGAGCACCAAAAACAATGATTAAAGATAAGGAAATAAGTGAACAACGACAAGATAATTTAATAGACTGGATTACATTTTATCGCCGTAATGTACATCGCTTTATACAACACTATTATTCAATTCAACTCTATTGGTATCAGGTTTTATGGATTTATTTTATGAGTATTTCAGAAAACTTTGTTACAATAGCGTCAAGAGCAGCAGCAAAAAGTTGGTTGATCGCCGTATTAGCATATGCCCGTGGCAGTCTTTACCCGAATTCTGAAATTGTGATCGTGGCGACAACTTTAAAACAAGCCTCTATTATTTTTGGGAAAATGGCAAGATTAAGAGATGATTACCCAAATATAGCAAGAGAAATAAAGACTTTTTCAGACACTCAAAATAATTGTAATTGTACGTTACATAATGGCACAACCATTAAGATTGTGGCCTGTTCTGAAAGTGGAAGAGGAGAGCGTTCTACATTTACAATAGGTGAAGAATTTCGGATTATGGATAAAAATAAGTTCGATTCAATTGTTAAACCTTTCGCTTATGCTAGGCAAACTCCATATTTAAAAGATCCTAAATACTCAGGTGTAAAAGTATTAATCGAAGAACCAAGACAAATTCTTATCTCATCTGCTTACCACAAAGGATTATGGTGGTATAAAGAAACATTAACCACTATAAAAATGATGTTGCAAGGCAAAGACGCTGGTTTTATAGCTTTTGATTATTTAATAGCTATAAAGCATAATATAAAAACTTTAAAAGTAATAGCTAGAGATAGGTCTACTATGGATTCAATTACTTTTTTAGAAGAATATGAGAATATACCTTGGGGAGAAAATAGTAACGCTTATTTTAAGTTAGAAATGTTTCAAAAAAATAGAAGTTTAAAGAAAGCATTCTATCCTTTAAGAAATGATATGCTTGATAAGAAAAAAAATCCTAACGACATAAAACGTGTAGAAGGAGAAATAAGAATTGTTTCTGCTGATATTGCAACTAGAAAAAATGAAAAAAATGACAATACTATAATAAGTTGTATTAGAGCAATACCAACTGCAAAAGGTTATGAAAGAGAATTTGTTTATCAGGAGGCACATCAAGGGGAACATACTGGAAAACAAGCATTAAGAATTAAGCAAATTTATCATGATTTTGAAGCTGATTACATAGTATTAGACTTACAACAAGCAGGAATTGCGGTTTTTGAAAGACTAGCTGTGCTTACTAAAGATGAAGAAAGAGGAATAGAATATGAAGCTTTTACTGTTTTCGAACATAAGTCATTAGATAAAAAATTAATTGAAGAATTACAAGAGAAAACTTTGGGTTTAAATGCAAAACCAGTAATTTATCCAATAATGGCAAATTCTAAATTAAATAATGATATAGCTGTTGATTTTAGAGATAAATTACAAAGAAGTATGTGTAGTTTTCTTATAGATGATAATGATGCAGAAGTATATTTAACGAAACACAATAAAGAATATGCAAATAATAATGGAAAAGATGTAAATATTAATATATGGTTCGTTAAACCATATATTGAAACACAACTGTTAATTAATGAATCAGTAAATCTAGAATACTCTTTTAATGGTGGTAACATAAAATTAGATACTGTTGGGACTGCTAGGCGTGATAGATATACGTCAAATTCATATGGAAATTATTTTATATCATTATTAGAATTAGATTTATTAAAAAATACTAATGATGACTACGATTTTGTATTTTCATACTCATAACAAATCCCTAAAGAAAGGAGGAATAACTTCTCTTGACAAAAAACAATACACCTCAAATAGAAACATCCACCTCCCCTCAATTCTCAACATCAAATGAAATAGAATTAAACTCATTATCCTATAATTCATATTCATTTTCAACAGGAAGATTAGATACTGATAATATACCTATGAGCGATTTAAAACAATATGTCAAATATCCAATGATATATAATGAAATATTAAGAACTATATCAGAACAAGCTTATAATTCTGATGGTTTGTACTCAAATATTTTGGAATATATGGTTGCTATACCTACTTTAGCAAATATTACAACTATGAGAAACAAAACTCCTGAATTTAAAGAGAAAAAGAAAAAGTTTAATCTTATATTAAAGCTATTAAATCACGATAGGTCAACTAGAGACATATTAAGAAATTTATATATTTACGGAACATATGTAGGCACACTTAGAGAAACTTTTGCAAGCAATAAAAATATAGATACTGATTCGATTACGGTAGAATCAATTGATAGAATTGAAGGGTTATCTCTAGATGATAATTTTATGATTCAACCATTGGATTTAGATTATTGCAAGATAATTGGATTTCAAAATAATATATCTATTGCTGCTTTTGATATGATATATTTCGATCAATTCAAATTTGGTGGTTTAGTAAATGAAATAAAAAATTTTCCGAAAGAGTTTATGAAAGCATATATGTCATACAAGAAAGACGCGAGTAAAAGATGGTTTATTCTTGATTATAGAAAAACTATTGCATTAAAATCTAAATCAAAAGAGGATGAACCATATGGTAGACCTCTAGGTTTGTCTGCGTTCAAAGATATGAAAGCAAGTAGTGATTATAACGATAGTCAATATCAACTTATTAGTGAATTAGCAAGCAGTATATACTACCTTGTCTTACCCAGTGGGGAAAAAACTGGCTCTTGCTCATTAAATTCTACTCAGCAAAAAGAAGTTATTGAGGCTTTTAAAAATGCAGTAAAAGTTAATACAAGTGGAGAAAACGCCAAAATCTCAACCCTCAGTTTAGCACCGGGGACTGAAATAAGTAGGTTAAGTAAAGATTCTTCATTAATCAAGGACACATTGAGTGACGAGAACATGAAGAAAATTTCTACAAGTCTTGGTTTTGCTAGTTCTGCTTTAAATGCTGAAAGTTCTGGTGGAAGTTCATATGCAAATTTAGCTGTAAATTTAGATTTAGTATCATCCCAAGTATTTCAATCTGTAAATGAAATAGCTAGAGAATATACCAGAGTAATTAATGAATTATTAGGTATTAAGCCAAAGGATTATATAGACATTAAGTACCTGCCTATTTCTTGGTTAAATAAGGATGATATGTTTGAGAAAGCACAATCTTTGTATACTCAAGGAAAAGGTAGCTTAAAATTCTGGATCGCCACTACGGGCATCAATATCGAAGACTACTTAAGTCTAATGGATGAAGAGTTAGAAGAAGATTTTGAAAACAAGTACCCTGTTCATTTAACATCGGCAACTTTTTCAGGAAAAGATGAGAAAGGTGGAGCACCTTTGAAAAAAGAGAAAGATTTAAGTGTCGGAGGAAAAGTAACTCGCAATAATAATAGCAATAATCAAGTTAAACCATCAACAAAATAAATATAGTAATTTTTAATAAGAGATAGGTTGGGCTTATAATCCAACCGACAAGACGAGTTCCTTTCGCTCGTCTTCTTTTATTGTTTAAATTTAAGCAAGAAAGGGAGTGATTGGTTCATTGGAAAGGAATGATGACTAAAATGAGTAAAAAGAAAACACATGAAGAATTTTTAAAAGAAATAAATAAAGTAAATACAAATATTAAAATAATATGGCAATATAAAACAGCAAGAGATACTATTAAAGTAAAATGCTTAAATTGTACTGGAGAATGGGAGCCAACAGCAGATAGTTTGTTGCATAAGCATGGATGCCCCTATTGTTGTCATACTCCTAAAAAAATATTAATTGGTTTTAATGATATGTGGACAACTAATCAAAAATTAGCAGAGCTTCTTGCCAATAAAGAAGATGGATATAAATATACTCAATATAGTAATAAAAAAGTTGATTGGAAATGTAAAGATTGTGGTAATATTATAAGAAATAAGACAATAAGTGATATTTCTTTAAAAGGATTTATTTGCCCAAAATGTGGTGACGGTGTTAGTTATCCAGAAAAGTTTATGTTTAATTCTTTAAAGCAATTATTAAATAAAGGTTTTCAGACACAATTAAATAAATCTACTTTTAAATGGTGTAAAAATTATAAGTATGATTTCTATATAAATGAAATATATGGAATTGTGGAAACAGGGGGTTTGCAACATTATGAAGATATTAAAAAGGGTCTTTGGCAATCATTAGAAGAAACACAGGAAAACGATTTTGATAAAGAATGGCTTGCTAGAAAAAGTGGTATTAAAAATTACATAATAATAGATTGTAGAAAATCTGATATGGAGTGGATAAAGAAATCTATTATGAAGTCTAGATTGCCTATATTATTAGGATTTAAAGAGGAAGATATAGATTGGTTAAAGTGCCATGAATACGCATGTAGCTCATTAGTTAAAGTAGTATGTGATTATTGGAATAACGGAATTAAAAATATTTGTGACATTGTGGATATTACTGATTTACATCGTGATACTATTAGAAAGTATCTTAAGCAAGGTGTTGAATTAGGCTGGTGTGATTACAATGCTAAAGAAGAATCTATAAAGAATATTGAAAATAATAAAATATTAAATTCTAAAAAAGTAAAATGTATTGAAACGGGAATTATTTTTAATTCTATTACTGAAGCAATAGGGAAAATTTTTGATGTTAAAGCATATAAAATATCTCAATGTTGTAAAGGTGAAAGAAAATTTTGTGGTAAATTAGAAGATGGAACTAAATTACATTGGGAATATGTTTAAATTATAATATTTGAAAGGAGGTGAGGAAAACGAAAAATAGTGTAATAGAAATATCTAAAAAGACATCTAAAGCAGGACGTACCCCAGTATCATTTGTATTGCATGAAATTTATGATTCTGACAAAAAATTTAATTCTAACGGCATAAGTTGGAAAAAAGAATATGTTGAAGAAAATATAGATAGCGTAAAAACGATGCCAATAGTTGCACAATTTCTTGATGATGATAATTCTATACCATTTGGTGCTCACGGAGAACTTAATTCTAAAGATGGAAAAATAACTTTTCAAGATAGTTTAGTTGTAGGTGCTTTTGAGGATGCTTTTATTGATGAAAACATAGAAGTAAATGGTAGGACGATTACTGGACTTGTTGCTAAAGGTTACATATTTGATCAACGATTTCCAGAACTCGTTACTTACTTACAAGAACAATATGATAATGGTGATCCTGTTGAAAGCTCTGTAGAAATATGTGCTGATAAATCAAAGGGAAACACAAAGATCCTCTATGATGGAGGGTGGAAAGAAAAAGGTAGGGTTCCTGAAGTTTATCAATACAGTGGACATGCGCTAGTAATTGGAGTTGAACCATCTGATAAGTCTGCCTTAATGCTTGAGTTGAACTCCAAATTGAATAATAATCTAACATTAGAAACAGGAAAGGAGGACAATATATTGCCAGATGACAACAATATCCCTAACAAAACATCAATCGAACTAAATGAATTAAACTATGATGACCTTTCAATGTTAGTAGAAAATGGATTCAACAGAAAATTTAATAAAGAAAATTCAGATTCAGATGGTGAATGTCATTATTATTATATTCATAAATTTTATCCAATTAGTTCAACTTTTGTGATGAAAAGCTACTATAAAACAGGGGAATATTATGGAAGCTCTTATACAGTGGAAAATTCTAAGGTTATTATTGGCAACATTGTTAAAGTTGAAGAAGGGTGGAAACCAGTTGATGGTGAACAGTCTGTCGAAGTTAACAATACGCTGATTAATATATTAAATAATCAAACAAAGGAGGAAAGTAAAAAAATGGATGAAAAAATCGTATTAGAACTTAATCAAAAAATCGAAGATAAAATTAATGAAATTAATACTCTTACAAACTCCCTAGAACAAAAAGGAGTAGAGATAAATTCATTGACTAAATCTTTGGAGGAAAAAGCAACAGAAATTAATACTCTAACTGAAAAAGCAATAGAACTTGATAGTAAAGTAATTGAACTAAACACCACAATTGTAGAGGTTAATAAATTACTTGAATCTGAAAAAGCAGAAAAAGAATCTTTGACTGTTGAGGTAAATTCTTTCAGAGAAGAAAAAATTAAAGCAGATTCAGAAGCAAAAATTGCAGAAGTAAATTCTTATTTTGAAACAGAAATCACTAAGAATGGCTTTGAAGAATCAGAAGTAAATTCACTTAAATCATTTGTTGAATCAGTTGATTTAGATGGATTAAAGAAAGCAGAAGCAGAATTGTGTGCAAAGAAATTTAAAGAAATGATCGCAAATAATGATACAACTGATGTTGAAGTAAATTCTACTAATGCGATGTTTATTTCTATTAAAGAAAAAGAAATGAAAAAAGTTCCTGGTAGTATCCCATCTTTCTTTAACTAATGTTAGGAAAGTAAAGATAAATATACAGTTAATGTCAATGTTCTAGAATAGTTAAATAACAATGATTAAACAGTAAAACAAAAATAAAAAGAAATGAGGTAATTAATAATGAGTTTATTTAAGTTTCATGATTCAAATTTTCTTAATGTATCCAACAAACCTAATGTAAAGGCAATTGCAGATACATATAATGGTTATCAGTTCAATGTTACATCTGATGTTCAGGTATTAGTTCCAGATTTAGCTACAGCA